AGCTCTGTATCATTAACTATATCTGAGATGATATCTGCAGCAGCGAACAAAAGAGCTTTGGATGTGATAGCTAAATCAGGCATAGATAATGGCTGGTTGTTTACAACTGCAAGTTCGGCAAGAAACGCAGGTATATTAGATCCACAAAAAATAATTAGTGTACCGAGATTAGGTAATCTTTTAAAATCAGATGTTTTAAATCTATATGCCTCTCCAGAGTTTGTTCAGATGTTTAAAGGAACTGGTGGTGTTCTTGATAATCTTTTGGCAATACCAGCTTATAGATTGATAATGCAGGGTAAGGTAGGTGTACAGATAGGTAAAACATTATACTCACCACAGACACAGGTAAGAAATGTTACATCAGCTGCCCTTTTTGCTTTTATGAACGGACACATAGGAGGCAAAGCCAGTGTGACCAACGCGATGAAGATGGTCTTTGATGATATATTTAGTGCAGGTAAACAAGGTGTTGATGAGGTTAAATTTAATAATTATGTTCAAAGATTGGTAAGACTAGGTGTCTGGGATGAGAACGTGGTCGCATCAGAGTTAAAAGCGATAGTTAATCAGATAAAAAATAATCAAATAAATACCACAGACAAATTATTTGATAAGTTAATAAAGATGACACCAACAGACAAGGTGGCAAGATTATATGCTGGTGGAGATAACTTGTGGAAGGGTTTTGGTTTTGAGTTTTACAGATCTGATTTAGGATTAGCTCTTAAAAACATGGAGGATATAAAGCAGTGGTTTAGATTTATGGGTCAACCATTTGATGATGTCAATGTTGTAACTGGTGCTAAAAAAACTTTTGATGATGGTCTTGATGAGGCAGCAGCTTATTTATTGAGAAACACTTATCCGACTTATAGTAAAGTTCCACCATCGATACAGAATCTAAGAAAACTTCCTATCGGATCTTTCATATCTTTTCCTTCAGAGATCCTGAGAACAGCTACAAATGCTATAGCTATCGGTCTAAAAGAGGCCGCTCACTCAAACCCTGCAATAAGACAGATGGGTTTAAGAAGATTGACAGGAGCATCATTAACAAATTTTGCGGTA